GTTCAAAACCTGATTTTATTTTTCTTTTTCTAAATATTGGACCTTTAATAATAGCTGCTTTAGATGAAGCTAAATCCATTACTGCTTGATAAAAAGCATCTATCCATCCGCCTTCAATCATTTGGTCATGCAATACTCTAGACATCTTATCAGCTTTTTTATGTGCTTCTTTATAGTTAGCTGTAATTATAGATGCTCTCATTGAAGAAGCTAAATCATAAGCTTGTTTTTCTGTCATCTCTATACCTTCAGCCATTGCTTGATCAAATTGATTCATAACTTGTGCAGCAATTCTAACTTGATCTTCTCTAGGTATATCTGCAATAGGTGTAGGTTTTAAATCCCAAGTTCTTTTTCTTTTAGCATTAGTATAAACATCATGAACAAATGATTCAAATGCTCTACATTTTACTCCTGTTAATCCGATAAATACATCAGAAGATCCTGACTCTTTTATCTTT